AGCGTTCATTGCAAGTTTAAGTGCACCTAATATTGGAAATGCCATAATTAATTACCTCTTGGTTTCATCATAGCTAAATTTTCTCTTGCTTCATTAGCCATTTCTTGTTTTTCAATAGAGGTATCAGCTCTAAGTTCTGCTAACTCTTCTGCTTGATCTAATTTTTCAGATTGTAAGCTTTGATTCATCATAGCTTTCATTTTATCTAAGTTTAATCTCTCTTCTGACTCTTTTCTCTTCTGTTCGTTGTCTTGTGCTCTAATATCTAACTCTCTTGCTCTTAATTTAGCAATTGGGTCGTTATCAAATTGTGAAGTAATAGATTTTTCCTCTTTCATGTAGTCTTCTGTCATATCAGCTATTAAAATAGCTTTTCTTGCCTCAATTTTTTGTTGTAACGGCATCATTTGTTGTTGAATTTGTGGGTTTTGTTGCATCATTTGTTGCATTTTTGCTAATTCTTGTAATTCTTCTCTAAATTCTAACTCAATTTGTTCTTGACCCATTAAACTTATGTGTTCCATACAGTTTTTTTGTACTGCAGCCGCAACCATTGGTGCATTTCTAGCTAAATTAGTTGCAAGAAAATTTAAATGAGCTGTCATATGTGCTCTGTGATCTTGACCAGGGAAAGCTTGAAACGGTTTTGAACCCATTGCTGCAATATGTTCTAGTGCAGGATCTAGTGGTGCTGGTTGTTGTGGTTTTTTTAAAATTAAATCAATATCTTTTACACCTAACGCTTCATACATGTTTCTGTAAACTTCATATTGATTATGAATTTGTGGATTAGATGCTGCCAGTTGCATTTCAGTTTGTGCAAGTGATATTCTTTGTGTTTGAGAAAATATATTTGGATCAGCTACAGGTAAAATATCTACTTTGTCATCAAAGTCCAGTTGTTTAATTTGATTTTGTCCACCAACAACATCATAAGGATATACTGGTGGTAGATATGTTTTTAAAATTCTAGAAAGAATTGTAAATTCTTTTTTCATAGCAGCATACATTCTTTTGTGTATTGCTGACATGACTCTAGATCCTCTTTCCAACATAGCTACTGTCGTGCCCACTGCTGCTTGTTGATTCCCGTCTCCTACTTGCAGATCGGCAATCGATGCAAATCGTTGCCCTGCAGATACCACGACACCCATAAGTGATAATAAAGTCTGTGAAGGTTCTTTAAATGGTAAAGTCATAAATGCATCTTTTAAGTTTCCTCCAGGTGCATCTACATCTCTAAATTCTCCGGGTTGGATCGACTGCGCTTCATCTCTCATTTTAATTCCACGCATTTTAAATCCTGCTGGTAAGTTGGATAACGTTCCCGCATCTAACAATTGTCTTAGTGCAGCTGTTGCTGTTCTTGATAATCCACCGATCATGTGAGTTAAACCAAAACCATAAAATCCTAATCCTGGTAAAAATTTAAAATGAACGAAGTAATTAATTTTATTTTTTAATCCATCTTGTTGTTCGTAGTTTCTTCTAATAGATAAAACTTTTCTTGTGCCTTCTTCTACGGTTACAATGTATGGTAATTTAATTCCTGTTGGAGTTTCGTCTTCTCCTAGATCTTCAAACCCTTCTAAGTCTAAACTAACATGACATTCAAGAAGTGTGTACATCTTTTCATCTCTACCTTTAGATGTTCCTTCTAATTCTCTTTCTGCTTTTTCAGAAGATGTCTCATCCATGTAAGCTGGATTAATTTCTAGATCTCTATAAAATCCACCTACTTGTTGTTTTCGTAATTCGTTTTCTGTCATACGAACTTTGTGTATTACAGATTCGCAATCATCTAATGATGTTGCAGTATAAGGTACAACGATATCATCTGCAGGTACAAATTTTGAAACTGCTCTTTGCATAATTTCATCATAATAAACTTTTTTAAACGATGAACCTGCAAGTGGTAAATAAAATAACATTTGATCAAACTCTGCTTCGTACTCTGGCATCTCTGACATAATCTGATAATTCATAAATTCTTTTACTCTTTGTGACTGAGCTTCTTTGTCAGGTGTAGGCATTCCAATTATCTGTGTTCTAACAGGGCCAGATGCGGGTAATAGTTCTTTGTATGCTAGTGCTTGAAATTGTGTAACAGCTTCTGCAAGTACAGGGTGCGTTGCACCACTTGCACCTTTAAAAGGTTCTGTTCTATCATCATAATTAAAACCTAATAGTTCTAATCCTTGTGTGTAAGTTCGTTCCCAATCTTTTCTTGATGCTTTGTAGTCTGCATAATTTTCAAACATTTTACTACCTAATGGATCTAATACATCGTCAGGTAAGTATTCAGCTAAATTAGCAAAATGGTTTTCGCCACCATCTACATTTACTTTTGATGGATCAAAATTTATGTCAACACTGCCGTCTTCGTTTTCTTGAACTTCAACAGGGCCTTTTGTTTCTGTTCCTGTTTCCTGTTCAAACTCTACTTGTAACTCTTCCTCGCTAGGAATGTTAATTTCTTTTCTTACCTCGTTGGGTAACGCTTTGTCTGTTGCCATTTATTTTCTCCAATTTCACTGTCTTAACAGTATTATTCTTAATATTCAAGCCTTGTGGGTTAGGTCCTCTTTTTGGTGGGGGTCCTGATTTTTTTCCTATAGTCATTATAATTTTAATATTTCGGCTATTCCGCCTTTTGACATTTTAACTCTGCCACCTTTTGCAAATCTATATTTTATTGCTCCGCCTGCTGTCTTGTCTCCACTAAATGGATCAATTTCTCCACCTATGGTATAATAAAAATCACCGTCTTTATCACCAAGTGTTTTTTCGTATCCTACTTTACCACTTCTATCTTCAGATAATAAATTATCTCCTCTTGCATAAAAACCATTTTTATTAAAACCTAAACCTAAATTAGGTAAGTCACCTCCTTCTAAAATTTCTTTAGAAATATCTGCGCTTATTATTCCATCGTTATAACTAAGTTTTGGAGTTAAGTTTTCAGAACTTTTGTACGTTTCTCCATCTTTAGAAATATTAGCACTGCCTTCAAGATTTGCAGTAATATTGTCTGCTAAATTAAATGTTTTATCTAATTCTAAATCTGTTTGTGTATAATCACCTTCATTAAAAACAGATCCTTTTAATTCATTATCATAGTTAAAACCAAGTTTGGTATTTAATAATTTACTATCATCTGTATTAGCTGCAGCTGTTAAATTTAAATCTCCAAGATTAAAAGCTGCATCAGTTTTTAAAATACCTTCTTCAATATTAGGACTACTAAAATTAAAATTACCAATACTATATTCTCCAGAAGTTACAGATTGTTCTCCTTCAGTATCTATTGATCTTTGTAACGTCAGCCCATCTATAGGTTTTATTTCTAAATCTACTACAGCAGCATCTATTGCTTCTTTAGCTTCTTCTGTATTTACTCCACCAAATTTATCAAATATTTTTTTTTCTGGGTATTTTACTGCTAATTTTAAAAGTTCGTTTTTAATTAAATTTTTTTCTTTTATTTTTATTTCTCTAAACATTGAAAAAGTCATGTCTCTCATACCAAGAGGGTTTTCTTTTTTTAATTTTTTAAACTCTTCAACCATTTGAAACATTTCTGCTTCTTTTTCTTTTTTTATTTCTTCTTTTGTTTTTGGAATAAGAGGTTTGACTCTTTCTAATACTTTTTCTTCAATAATAGTTTTAGGTTTTTTTTGATCTGAAATTAAACTAGCCATTAGTAATAAGTCCTTTTTGTTTTGATGATCTGCTCATCTCTATAATCTTCTGGATGAGGGATTAGTCCACCCTGTCTAAATCGCATAACAGCTTGGGTCATACTATCTACCAAGTCATCATGATCACCATAGGGGAACGCTGCGCATTCCTCAATGACCTCCTCTGCAAACTTTTGTTCAGGAGCCCATATCATACCACTTTCAAACAAAGGTGCAACAGAATTAACACGAGTGTGTTTGTCGTTACCTTTCGATGGTGTGAAGTTTACAACAGGTATACCCATAGCTCTAAGTTCATAAGTCAAAGGTAGACCCGATGCCTTAGCCTCAACTAATACTGTCTCTGGATTCCAATAGTCATATTGTTCTTTTGCAACACGACGCAGCTCTGGAAACTCGTAACGTCCTTTTAAAGCGTCTAGTAATATTAAATTAGACGGACTGTCTTCTGATTCTCTAAAAACACCCCACGTAGTAATTGCACTATAGTCGGCTGTCTCCTTTTTCATAAACGCTGTATCATAAGATTGTATAACGTGCTCTAGTTGTGGCATCTCATCTTTTTCCCAAACGTTCCACCACTCACGTTTTATAATTGCACCCTCTTCACTAGTTGGATTCTGCATCCACTGTGCGTTCCACTTACCAACTGATAGGGATGCTTTTACAGTTTCAAGTTCTCCTAGTTTCCAATATTCAGGCCATACAGGTTCGTTACTTGGCATGATTGCTGGAAACTCAATCAACTCCCATTGATCAGACTTTGCTTCTTTTTGATGTTTTAATAATTGTCCTGTTAGATCTTTAACATTCCACCGTGTCATTACACAAACGATAGCACCACCTGGCTGCAACCTTTGACGTGGACCTGATGTATACCATTCGTAAGCTCTCTCTAAAGCTGTTAGGTTCATTGCGTCTTGCTCCGAGTGTGGGTCATCAATTATAAGTAGATCCGCACCACGACCTGTAATTGCTCCACCAACACCTGATGCAAAATACTCGCCACCCTGTGCTGTTTCCCATCTCCCCGCTGCTTGACTATCTTCCCTTAATCTTGTCTCGAATACTTGTTTGTATTCCTCACTGTCCATTAACGTCTTTGCTTTACGACCGAATCTAATAGCTAGTTCTCCGGTGTGAGTAGTTTGAATTATTTTAAGCTTTGGCTTACGCCCGATCATCCATGCGGGTAGCAAGGAGCTGGCGAACTCTGACTTTGTATGTCTTGGTGGCATATTGACAATTAGCCTTTTAATCTTGCCTTCTGCCATTTCGTTAAATTTTTTTGCAATAATTTTATGATGCCTACCTTCAATGAATTCTGGCCACATGTGTTTGGCAAATGACAAAAAATCATCTTTGACTTTGGCTATCTTTTTCTTTTCATCAAGCTTTAAGTACATCTTCATGTAGTCTTTCTTGATATCAGGTGGGAGCTTCTTAATCTTCTCTAAGTCTATTTCCATATATTTTTTTGCAAAATTTTTTTAAGGTGCTTTTGGAACCCATTTTGTTTTTATAGGCTAGGTCTGTCTAAATCAAGCGTTAAAGCTAACAGTTTGTAGTATCTTTTTTAAAAGAAAAATTAATAAATTAATAAATTTTGAAAAAACCAAATCGTCCTGGTACCTCTATTAAAATCCTACAATCTATCGCAACTTGTAACGAGAGGCGAGTAATTATTACTAGTGATAAATGTGCGATACCACTAGTAATTCCGATAATCATTACTTATCGGAACTGTACATTATAACAATTCTAAACTGTCTCAAGTTTACCAATACAATCGGCAAGACCTTCGCACCTCGCATCTAGTTTCAAGCCACGAGTGGCGAGCAACTCGATCTGATCGCCCTCATAAAGTTTCAAGCCTTCATCAACAAGTTGCATTGCTAAGATGAATGAGTTCTTTGGGTGTTTAATATGGAACGCAATTTGATGAGGTGAGAACCTCAACCGATTACCTTTTGTAACTTTCAACTCAACTGTGAAAAAATGTTTATTCTTATTATATCCAAGTAAATCTGGCGTTCCTAAATGGCTAGTATTCTCGATCTTAACCCATGTAATTTGAGGGGTTTTATTCTTTAAATACTTCCAGAGTTGTGCCTCATTTTGGACCATTTTTTGCCGTAATTGATACCTTATTTATAAGGGTTTTTATACTCTATTTAATTATAAAAAACATTAAATATAATTTGATTAATCTAGGATTTTATGCGAATATCCTAGTATGAAAAATACAAATCAACTAAAGGAAACTATGAAAAGCATGACTAAAAAAAGATTAGAAAAAATCTTAATTGAAATAATGCCGTCAATACATTTTGACAAAAAAACAATTCAATTTGAAAGTAATGAGGATAATAATTATTTTAAAATAAAAGCTAATTGTTCAACATTTGGTAGAAATCAAGATTGGTTTAATTATTATCAAGATGATAAAAAAAGATGGGTGCTTTGTATGGATGGTTCTTTTTCATATGATTTAATATCTAGTGATGCCGAATTTGGACAATGCAAAGAAACAGTAAAAAATTTTTATGCTGAACTTGAAAAGGTTGGATATTATCCAGACCCTATAAACCATTATTCTTTTACAGTTTGCGAAATATAGATCGAAACCCCCTCAAGGGGGTCTTGAGGTTAATCCTCAACTGATGAGATCAGAAACAAAAGAAAGGAGAAGAAAAAATGATACATAGCACATATATACAAAAACTAGTAGTCGGTGATATAATTAGTGGGATTGAAGAAAAAACAATTTACAAAGTTATTACACCAAGAAGAATAGATATTGATCATAAAACTAATAAAAGAAAATTAGTTAATGATGAAGAAATTCACAATTGGCATTTCATAAATACTACTTTTGATAAGTTACCAAAACAATTGACAAAAAATGCTATTGAGATCGACAAAGTTACAATTACAAATAGTGAATATAATTGGATTTGTGGGGGTCAAATTTTAATAGGTGAACATTTTTTTAAATAGATCGAAACCCCCTCAAGGGGGTCTTGAGGTTAATCCTCAACTGATGAGATCAGAAACAAAAGAAAGGATAAAAACAAATGACATACTTAATAACTAACAACAAAGATATTAGAGATCATTTTGAAAAAGATTTTTCTAATACTTCAGATGCAAGACATTGGATAACAAACCATCTTGATTTATCAAAAGAGTGGACAATTACAAAAGCAACAAACAAAGCAAAAAAGAAATTAGATTTTGATTGTGCGATTGAACATATGAAGAGAACATTTAACAAAGGTGATACTATCTTCACTCAATTGTATAAAAGAACACCAAATGGAACTATTTATATTTATTTGAGATACATAAAAGATAATAGACCTTATCAATGCACTTATCATTATTCAAAAATATTTGATCACAAATTAGATGAAAACAATTGTTATACTATTAAAAGAGGTTTTGGTAATATGGATATGGGGTTTCAAACTGTTTATGAATTGTGCAGAAAAATTTGGGATGATGGTTATTATTTAAAACATGAGTGGCTATAGATCGAAACACCCTCAATTGAGGGTGTCTTGTGTTTAATACACAACTGATGAGATCAGAAACAAAAAGAAAGAAGGAACAATGAAAAAATACCCAAAGTTAGAAACAATACCATTCGAAACAATTGAAAAAGTTGTCAAGAATTGTACAACAATTAAAAAAAAGAAGTTAATTAGAAAAAATAGTCAAGGCGAGGTTTGTGTCCACTATTTTTCTAAAATTCCAAACAATGAGGAAGGTTTAAATTTTATTAAATCAATTAGAAAGTTTGTGAATAAAGAAAGATATAAGGTGAGGGTGTTGGGTCGTGGTTCTCGTAAAGTTCATGGCAATGCCTACTCTATACCCTTAAAACACTCTGAAACTCTTTCAGTTTATATAGATCAAAAAATTATGGACAGAAATCACCCTAATTTTTTATCTAAAAAACTGTACAAAGTTAGACAATCAATTGAAGATTTAAATAAGGCAATTTATGGAGGTGATAATTAATATGAATTTTAGTGGATATATAAATTGCGACTTATGTGGCAAGAAAGAAGAAGAAAGGTCAATACAAGACCAAAATGGTCATTATTTATGTTTTCAATGTAATGGGGCATATGATGACCAAGAACTAGAAGAAAAAATAAAAGAGGTAAAAAATGACTAAAAAAAATGAATGGGAATGGGAAAGTTTAAAAATTAATATCAAAGACCCAAATGGAAAAATACATACTTTGAATAGTGGTGATATTGGGGATTTTTGTTTGAGTGCTTTATTTGATGAAATAACAACTTATGTAACAGAAAAGAAAGGAGTGTTGAAATAATGGAACCAATAACAATAACATTAAAAAGAGCAGTTTTTATAATTAAACAACATGGCAATTTAGACGAACTTGATAGTTTTTTTAAGGAACTAGGCAGAAAAAAAACCTATAAATTAAAAGACCTCAAATTGTGGCTAGGTTATTAATGCTTGATTACAATGTGGGATATTGTAAGATTATTAAAAATAAAATAGTTAATTAGAAAGGATAAATAATGAAAAATAAAATACTAGAAAGCCTTGAAGATATAGTGGGGCAAATGCAAATGAATAAAGTTGATAATAAAACTGTATTGGAAGTTTTAAAAAATATAGTTGATTATGAAACAAAACCAAAAAAGTTAAGTATTGGAATGGTTAAAAAGTTTACTGACAATTTCGATAGTTACGACTCAGATGTTTGGATTTTAGAAATGTTAAGTGGCGACATAGATTTAGATAAAATGAAGGCGACTATGTTAGATCACAAAAATTACCCAAATGTTTTAGACATATATAAAAAGGAGGAAAAAAATGGAGAATAGTTGGGAAAAAAGAATTGAGAAACATTTACTCAATCAAAAAATAGTTAAAATTAAATATATGTCAGAAAAAGA